ACACAAAGCACAAAACTAAAAGCGATTCCCATTAATGTTATTAAACCCGTGGCGAAAGATATAACTAAAACGATTTCTTTTATTGTTTCCATATTGTTTCCCCTTGTTAAAAGTTGAGTTTAAACTTCTATTAAAACCTTAATCAGATTGCCGGGACCATCCCGGCAACCTTGTTAAAGCTTTAATTCTTTTTCAAGTCACCATTAATATAATTGACAGCCTTTTGTGCTTTGCTAGATGCTTCAATAATCCATTTAGAATTGTCTTTACTTTTTAAAACCTTTAGCCACGATTGAAGATAAGAAACAGAATTTTCCAAAGTGTTATCAATCCCAGACTGTGAACATAAAAAAGCACTTCCCAATTCTGCTGTTAATTCTTCTTTTGAATAATCATTGCTACCAAAATAATTGTTTTCTATAATTTCAGGCCGTGCTAATCTTTTTTTGTGGCCCGTGCTATGGGTCATTTCATGAAAAAGAGTTGAATAATATCCAGAAACATTATTGAAGTTTTCTTTTTTTGGCATATTGATTGAGTCTGTTAACGGCCTATAAAAAGCTTGATTTTCTTTGAAAGTTATTTCAGGTTTTCCTATATAACCCTTAATAATATTTTCGGCTTCTTCAATTGGGTTAAACTCTAAGGGCTCAAAAGTTTTGGCTTCTTCAATTCTGGAATGATCGAGATTTTCGCATTGTTCGATATTAAAAACGGTATAAGATTTTAAGAAGCTATAACCTTTTTCGGTTTCCCCTTTTGAGTTTTCTTTTCCTTTAGCTTGACCATAAAAGATAACTGGAAAACCTTTTTCCCCTTTCTTGACGTTTCCACTAATTGCTTTGGCTTGATTGAATGTTAAAAAATAATTGCTTTCATAATGTGACATTGACAGCATAAAAAAGTTAATTCCTGAATAAGTTTTTCCACTAATTAAGTTTTTCGGATATTCGCTTGAACCCTTCCAAGGTTTCTTCCAAGGTATATTCCCTTTTTCAAGTTCTTCTATAATTCTGTTTGTTATCTTTTCATGCGTTTTATTCATTTTGTTTCCCCTTGTTATTATGAATAGTGATATTTATATATTAGAATATAATACTTTATATTATATCTGTCAATAGCAAATATCACAAAAAGCAATATTTTTTAAAACTATTTTACATTTAATAAGGAATTAGAAAAAAACAGCATTTTAATATTAACCATTGAATCAGGCTTCAAATTGAATATTTGATAAACTCAAATCCCTATAAAATCGAGTCAAGCGTGCATAGTGTCGTTTTTATATGGATATGAGTTTAAACCTCGAGAATCTATCCAGTGATATTCAATCCAGAATCAAGGGCTCAAAATCCCGGCCTTATATAAGGAAACTTTCCCTATTCAATCGAGAATCCGGTGTTACATATTTGGATATTATGTAACGGGCCTTTACCAGTAAGGGCTTGACAGGCTTGAAGGGCTCGAGCCCGTGCGCTTATGAATTGTGGTTTAAACTCAAATCAATAAATCCTTTTTCATTTCCTCGAAAATGCCCAAACGGGCCACCCCACCCCCCAAGCTTCCGGCCCCGCCGGAGCATTGGCTTGGTGCTACAAGTATTTTTCTCAAAAATTATTAGATTTACCCCCACATACCGCCCTACCCCCCTTGTTTTAAAGGGGCTACCCAAATTTTTTTCAAAAAAATATTGATTTTTGTGATATTTTTAAAATAATAATATTATGGTATATAATATATGGATATGAACGATCAAAATTTACCTACCAACCTAACCCCCGCCTCCGAAGTCAAAACTTCTAACCCCCTGAAGAGAGGACGAGGAAGGCCGAAGGGTACGGTCATAAAATACGAGTACAAGGAAGAGGATAAGGAACGGGTCATGCTAATGACTGCCACCGGAGTTCCGCACACTATTCAGGCAAAGATTATTGGATGTGGTGTTAACACTCTCCGTAAATATTTTATGGAAGAGTTGGACACTGGAAAAACGAAAGCCAATGCCGAAGTTTCAAAAGCATTATTTTCTAAAGCAATGGAAGGCAATGTCACGGCACAAATCTTCTGGTTAAAATCGCAAGCCGGGTGGGTGGACACTCAACGACTGGAAGTTAAAGGTGTGACAACAAACAAATTGAGTGAGACAGAATTGAAACAGCGGTTAGCCCACCTTGCCACTGCCGCCAAAATGGGAACTACTATTTTGGATAAACCTCCCATTGATGTAACGAACTGAGTCTAATTGCTTATGAAGCCAAACTTGGCTGAATTGGTAGCGAAGTACGACACGCTTCCAAAAGATCAGAAAGATGAAATTGATAGGTTGTTAGTTGAAGATGTTCAAGAAAATCCTTGGAGACCTTTGATTGACATCGAGAACCCTGAAGTTGCTACACCGCAACAAATGGCCTACGAAAGTAGAGCCGATATTATGCTTTTCGGTGGAGCCGCTGGTGGAGGAAAAAGTAGTCTGTTGATTGGGCTGGCATTAACCCGGCATCAAAGAACAATAATTTATCGGCGAGAGTCCAAGCAGTTAGGACCGATAGCAGAAGAAATTATAAGGATAAGGAAGACCCGGGAAGGATACAACGGGCAAGAGAAGAGATTTAATCTGGGTGGTGACAGAAGTATTCGTCTTGGTGGTATGCAATACGATGAGGATAAACAAGCTTATCAAGGTGATCCCCGGGATTTGATTTGTTTTGATGAGTTGACCCAGTTTTTAGAAAGTCAATTCAGGTATGTAATTACTTGGAACCGTTCCGCTGATCCAGATCAACGGTGCAGAGTTATTTGTGCTACGAACCCGCCCACTACAGCCGAAGGTCATTGGGTGGTGAAGTATTGGGCTCCGTGGTTAGATAAGGAACATCCCCGTCCGGCAATGCCGGGAGAGTTGCGGTGGTTTGTTAGTGACGAAGAGGGTAACGACATCGAGGTTGATGGACCGGACCCGGTTGAAGTTCAAGGAAAAGAAGTAACTCCGAAAAGCCGCACCTTTATACCATCGAGTGTAGAAGATAATCCCTTCCTGATGGTAAGTGGCTATAAGGCAACTCTTCAAGCATTGCCGGAGCCTCTCCGTTCCCAGATGTTACTGGGGGATTTCTCGGCGGGGATTGAAGACGATCCGTGGCAAGTTATTCCTACCATGTGGGTGGAAGAAGCTATGGAGCGTTGGTTGGAAGAGAAACCTTCAAATGTGAAGATGGATGCACTTGGAGTTGACCCGGCAAGAGGTGGTAAGGACAAGACGATACTGACACCTCGATATGGTAACTGGGTTGGGAGACAGATAGTTAAGAAAGGTGAGACAACAGTGGATGGTCCTACCATTGCGGCATTGTGTACCAGTGTAGCAAAAGATGGGGCTCCGATATTTATAGACATCATCGGTGGAGCGGGTACTTCCCCCTACGATCACCTTAGATGTAATGGATTAAATGTTGTGTCGGTTGATGGAAGGAAACAGAGTCATGGCAGAGATGCCAGTGGATCACTTGGTTTTTTTAACAAGCGGTCAGAGATGTGGTGGAAGATGAGGGAAGCATTAGACCCGGCTTATGGTGCGGGATTGATGTTGCCACCCGACAGGGAGTTGAAAGCGGATCTCTGTGCGCCACGTTGGAAGTTGACCAATGCAGGGATTCAGGTTGAAGGGAAAAGTACCCACACCCGGGATGGGTTTGGGGATTTAAAGAAAAGACTGGGCCGCAGTCCCGATAAGGGCGATAGCTGTGTTTACGCTCTACTGGAGGGGAGAAAGAAGAGCGGAATAAATTTTTCCGCTTCTCCCAGATCTAATAGTCAATACAACCCGCATAGGTGGAGATGAAGAGAGAAAAGGTTGAGTTGACAGAAGAAGACAAGTTAAACGGATGGACTGAAGATACTTTGAGGACTTATCTTATGGGGAGAGAAGAATCTCAAATGCGGTTTATCTTTGATAATAAACGGAAGTTAAAGAGGCCGATGTCACAAAACCATCGGTATAACCCCCACAAATGGCACGGATAAAGAGAGTAAGTATCAGGAAAGCTGTAGAAGATGATTTGAATGAGTTGTTGTATTTCGCTGATCGGAGTAATGACGAGAGCAGTTACAACGTTAAGTTTTGTGGTAATGCTTCAAGGGCTTTTTTTAAGACTCATCTGGATCACCCGGTAGCTGATATATACGTTGCTGAGTATGAAGGATCTATTATTGGTGGAACCATGCTGGCTTACAGCTTGGAGTTCCATGAACAACCTTTTTGTTATGTTAATAAGTTCTGGGTGTCACCAATGGCCCGGGGCTCTGATGCTGGAAGGCAATTGTTAAAAGCAGTCTTAACGTGGGCTAAACACCACAATTGTTCTCATGTATTTACAACCGCTACTGCCGGGTTGGATGAGAAGAACCAGAAATTATTTATAAACTTGATGAAAAAAGGCGGGATGATAGAAGACGGTCCTGTTTTATTTGTTTCTATTTAAGGGAGAAGATACATGGGTAAAGTCGCAAAAATATTTAGTCCACCAAAGCCACCACCAATGCCAATATATGTACCCCCACCTCCACCTCCGGTTGTAAAAAAAGTAGAGCCCAAGGTTGTGGAAGCTAAACAGGAAACCCGAGGGGAACAATCTACAAAGAAGAAAAAAGCAAAGACCAAACTGACTGGTCCGAGGGGAACTACTCGACAAGCCAATGTGTTACGACCTACTCTCGGTGCAGGGGCCGGGGAAAACAAGTTGGGATAAGGAGACCGGGGAATGGCTGAATTAAGTAGAGTAGAAAAACATATAAGAAGACGGTCTTTATTAAGGAACCGAAGAGGCCAGTTTGAACAACTCTGGGATGATTTATCCCGGGTGTTGTTAACTCGCCGACAGGGTTTCGTAACCCATACCGAGGATGGAGACAATCGCAACGATGACATCTTTGATGGCACGGGTATTCAAGCGGCAAGAAGCCTAGCCAATACGGTGGGATCTATGATCAGACCGGAGGGGCAGATCTTCGCCCGTATCCGTGCAGAGGATCATAACCTTGAACGTGAAGATGAAAACGCATTTTGGTTAGCCGACACTACGGAACGGTTTAACCGGGCATTGAAAAATCCTAAGTCAAGATTCAGGCAAGCAACAGGTGAGTGCGACATGGATCTGGTTGTCTTTGGAACCGGGGTGCTTTATTCCGGGTTGTCTAACTCCAAAGATCATTTGATTTTCCAAAGTGTTCATCTTAAAGATGCAATTGTCATGTATGACGATGAAGGTAATCCTTCAGCATTGTACCGAAGTCGAAGGTTGATGGTTTGGCAATTGGTTGAGATGTTTGGTAAAGGGAAACTAAGTAAGAAAGTCCAAGAGCTTATTGATCAAGATAAGATGGATGACAAGATCGAAGTGTTACAGGTTATTGCTAAACGAGCAGGAGTAGAGTTTGAAGAACCTTTGCTTGCTAAGAATATGCCCTTCGAGCATCTATGGATCGAGGTTGCTTCTAAACACTTGATCTCTGAAGACGGATTTATGGAACTGCCCGTTGTTGCGCCGAGGTGGGATACCAGTTCTGGTGAGGATTACGGAAGATCCCCGGGAATGACATCTCTCCCCGATGTGAACACATTACAAGCTATGGGTGAAACCATACTGGTTGCCGGACAGCGGGTAGCTGATCCTCCAATGATGGCCCCGAATGATGGGGTGATGTCGGAGATCAATACTTTCCCGGGCGGTCTGAGTTATTACGATGTAGAGACTGCTTCCCAGATGGGTGGTAATCCGTTCTTCCCGATGATCAGTGGAGCTAATCTCCCTGTTACACGGGAGATGCAGATGGATACACGGAACCAAGTGTTGAACGCTTTCTTTAAGAACATCTTGAACCTTCCAATGAACGGTCCACAGATGACAGCGACAGAGATCATCCAAAGGAAGGATGAGTTCATCCGTGAAGTGGGTCCGGTGTTTGGTAGATTTGAGTCTGACTACAATCGTCCGATAGCAGAACGATCTTTTAACTTGTTGTTAAGAGCCGGGGCTTTCTTGCCCGTGCCGGAAAGCATGGCTGGTACACGGATCAACTTTGAGTTCGAGATGCCTGTTACCAAGATCCGTAAACAGGTTGAAGCCGCCGCCGCTAAACAATGGGCTATGGAGATGTTGGAGTTGAGTAATGTTAAACCGGAAGCGGCTGATCTGGTTAACATTGATGAACTTGGACGGTTCGCCCATGATGCCGCTGGTATTCCGCATGAAATCCTGAATGGAAGGCAAGCGGTTGAAGCATTAAGAGAGCAACGTGCCGCCGCTATGGAACAGCAACAACAAGCGGAGATGTTACAGCAAGGAGCGGGAGTAGCAGAGCAGTTAGCGGGAGCCGCAAGTAAGGTGAGTTCCGCAGGGGTTGAACCCCAAGCACAGGAGGCTTAGTTGATCGAAAGAGTTAAGTCTCGATACTGTGTTAAGTGTGATGCCATGTTTAAGTTTGAGTGCAAGTGTCCCAACCACAAAAGGATGCACAACATCAAGAAAACTTTCCATAAGATCAGCACGGAAAAAATAGTTATGGCATTTTCTGATGTTGGCATTCATAAGGGTTAATAAAATTTATTAGGAGAATTAGATGCCAAAAGGAAAACCGTATGGTGGAGGAAGACCTCCAAGGAAACCCGTTAAAAAACCTAGTAAGCCGAAGCCTTATAAATAATGGCTACTAGAAAACCGAAGGTTGATCCTGATTCTTTGCTTAATGAGATGTTGACCAGTTTCTTAACCAAGAGATTGGTTGACCCTAATCAGAAGTATCAAGATTTTAGACAAGTGTTCTTTGGATCAGAAGCAGGGCAAAGAGTGTTCAATGAAATATTGTCATGGGGTCATTTCTTTGAGAACAAGGTATACACAGATAAGAATGGAACAGTAGATTCGTACAGGGAAGGTTTTTCTAAAGGGGAGAGGAATATTTGTATCAAACTGATTTCGGCAACACATTTTGAGCCGAAGTCTCAACCCCAGAAAACCAAGAAGAAAGGTGACTTATGAATGAAGAAGTAATGGAAGAAGTAGAAGCTGAAACAGCTACAGAAGAAACTCCGGTTTCTGAAGAGGCAAGTACCGAAGAAAGTACAGAAGAGTCTTCTAATTGGAGAGAGTTAATACAGGATGAAAAGTTACGGAAACACGCTGAAAGGTTCACTACCCCTGATGCTCTTGTTCAAGCTAATGTTGACTTTAGGCAAAAGGTTTCCAAGGCTGTTGTCCTTCCTAGTAAAAACGCTTCTGAAGATGAAGTGTCTTCGTTCAGAAAAGCATTAGGTGTTCCTGATTCTGAAGATGGGTATGAATTTCCCCAAGCGGCAGAAGGAGAAGAGTTGTCTGAAGAAGCACTATCGGCCCAGAAGGAATGGGGCAAATTGTTTCAGGACAACAATGTTTCTAAGACAGCGGCTAAGAATATTCTGACTGCTTATGAACATTTCAAAGCTTCTGAAGATGAAATGAAGATAAAAGCCGATGAAGTCTTTGCAAACGAAACCCGGGACTATCTTAAATCTCAGTGGAAAGAAGAATATGATAAGAACCTTATTATAGCTTCTAAAGCTGGAGAACAGATTTTTGGTGATATGTACGAGGATGTAAAAACATTAGAAACCAAGGATGGGAAGTTTATTTTAGATCACCCGGCTATTTCTATGGCTTTTGCTAAATTAGGAAGAGAAATGGGTGAAGGTGTTCTTGGAGAATCACTTTCAGACGATCAAAAAGATTCTCTTAAAGACCAAGTTGATAATGCTAGGTCTAAAAGGAATGAAGCCCATGCAAGTGGAAATAATAAGGAAGCTAGGAAATGGGATCAACGGGAAAGAGAACTCCTAGAGAAACTATACCCTAGTGGATAAAAACGTTTGAAAATATCATAAAATACTGATAGTTTAAAACTAGGTACTATGTATTTTCTTGCATAGTACCTAGTATCGGTGGCTACCCGGATTCCCGGCCCCGCCAATGTAGTAAAAAAATTCCGCATGACCGATGCCCCACTAGACGTACAAACGGCCCCTTCTTGGCTTCCCGTCTACTGACATAGTGGCTTCCATTAGGACTTGTGCAACTTAAAAAGTTCTTTTAAAACCA